CTCAATAAGGATCTTACCGTTATTAGGTAGTGAAGTAGGTAATACTCCTCCTGTTGCACTACTTAATGATCCGTAACTAATTGTACGGCTAGTACCACTTGTGTTAGTGATAAGTAGTTTAAGATAACGACCGGTAGCACGGTTACTAGTTGCCAATGTAATATTGGTCGAGGTAGTTAGAGCAAGTGTCTGGAATGTACCAGTTACTGTTGCCAAGTCCATCGTAACAGTTGCTGCTTGTGTAAGGGTACCTGTAGAGAACTGCGTAGGTGCGGGACCAGTTGCTCCCGTTAGGCCGGTTGCTCCAATTGGTCCAGTTGATCCGGCCGTACCAGTTCCTGTAGCTCCTGTGCTACCTAATGGACCTGTTGCTCCTGTACTACCTGTTGCTCCACGTAAACCTGTGGCTCCCGTTAAACCTGCAGTACCTGTTGCACCGGTTGCTCCTGTAGCTCCACGTAAACCTGTTGATCCCGTTAAACCTGTTGATCCCGTTAAACCTGTTGCACCAGTTCCACCTACAACACCTGCAGTACCTGTGGCTCCTGTGGCTCCACTTCCCGTGGCTCCTGTTGCTCCTTGTGATCCTATACTTCCCGTAGCACCAGTGGCTCCACTACCTGTAGCTCCTGCCGGACCAGTGGCTCCATTTCCACCAGTAGGACCGGTTGCTCCAGTTGAACCTAAGGATCCGCTTCGGCTAAACTCAAGTGCAAATAGATCACCATCATCAAAAGTACCACCGCTAGTTAATAGCGATACCGGTACACTCCAATACGTAGGGAATTCTGTAACTGCACCAGTGATCTGATAAACACGAAGGTGTACAAGATCACCTGTTGCGGGCTGCATAGTAACTGTACCATGAGGTGTACTACTTGAGTCATCCCAACTAGCAATCCATGTTGAAACATCAACACCACCTTGGTCTAATTTGTTAATTCTTAATACATCACCAGCTACATTAAATTTAAAAGCTCCAGGCACAGGGTCAGCAGATCCTGTTTGAAGTTCAAATTCATATATAACTCCACCTCTGTACCCAGTTGCACCAGTTGATCCACGACCACCCGTTGATCCCGTTAATCCTGTTGCGCCAGTTGCTCCACTACCCGTAGCACCTGTTCCACCTATGTGGCCAGTAGCTCCTATGTTTCCTGTTGCACCAGTAGCTCCTGTACTTCCTTTGGTTCCAGTGGCACCGGTTAAACCTGTAGATCCGGTTAAACCTTGGCTACCTGTTGCTCCCTGAATTCCAGTTGCACCAGTAGATCCTATAGGTCCACCTGAAGGACCAGTGGCTCCACGTAAACCTGTAGCACCTGTTGCACCTGGCCCGGTAGTTCCAGTGGCTCCTTGGCTAATAAATGTATCGGCAGCAACCTTGTAGTTCTCGCCATCTATAATTACCGGAATGAATGTGTTTGGGCCAGTGGCTCCGGTTGCCAGTGGCATCTGAGATATCTTTACTGTACTCATGGTTGTTCGTCTATTATGTTTTCGTTATTTTCTGTTAGAAAGAATGGTCCATCTACTTGACCTGTAAATTGTGGTTCTTCCACAATTTCAACGGGATCAACAAACGGAGCAATACAGTCATTCAGTGGTTGCTTTACAATTACCTGTAGGATCGCAGTCATACCTGCCACCTCATCTTGGAACCTTTCCTTAAAGGGTTGCAACTGTACTGTGAATACGGGTTGTGGGTCGTTAGGCCCAGTGAGATAAAGCTGTAGGTAACCAATAATATCATTTAGGTAGAGTGCGCATTCGCTTTGTGCCTTAAGGAAGTCATCGGTTGGTCCTACGATCTCCATCATGATTAGGTTAAATGTCCAGGTGGTAGTAGCCGCATCACGGGTACCACTTGCTGGGTTAATAAACATGTAAGGGTAGCTTGCATCTCCACTGGCAGCACGGGTCTTTATGTCAGACAGTTCACCGTAGCCCCAATCTGCAATCATCTTGTGTAGGTCAGCAACACTACCTAAGAGATCTACTATTTCTTTGTAAGTCATACTTTCTTTTTATTTCTAGTTCACGGGCACGTTCTTCGCGTTCCACTTGTTTTTGGTAAGCCAACATGTTAAGTGCTTTCTTTAGCGGTTGATCCTCTACTGCCTCAAGCTTAAGGATATCTCCACCGGCTAGTTTGACTAGGACCGCATACCACCCTCGTGCAATTGCCATCTTGTCTTTAGGCTCATCACCCGGATCACCTGTGGGTTCATCTAATCCAAACAGTGCAGAGTAACTTTTGTAAATACTTAGTCTCCACTTTGCATACTCTTCAATGATCCATAGAGCTTCATCTGTCCACTGGCATTGTGGTGCTAGGATCCCCATGATCTCTTCTATGTGGCGGGGTACACCCCAAATTAACCAGACATCCAGGTCAATCCACTGGCCAAAACGGATCTGCGTAAAATCCACATGAGCGGCTCTGCGCCTTTGACTCATGGTGCTTAGGAGAAAACCCATACCTAACTCTAGTGCTTTATGATCTGCTTTAACTAGATCCTCAAGCGGAGCACCTGTTAGGATATGTAGAGCTCGTGGCCAAATAAGTGGTTCTCCTAGATCCAGCTGGGCTAGCTTGCTCCATAAGGAAAGCGGTAACCTGTCAGGCAACCCATAACTCTTTTGTCCAATTTGAAGCTTTACCATACTACTAAATATTTATTGAAGACCGGTTGTATGATCTACCTGTTGCGACCTATGAATGCATATGATCCTGTGGTCAAGTTTTGTTTCCGATTGTAGTTTACAATTGCTAGTGACATAACACAGTCATCATGATGTGGAGCAGGAGCACCGTACCTGACGCTACGTGTCTTAGGATTGTACTCGTAACTAAATAACTCGAGCTCATGCGTAAGAGCAGGCTGGAGGTCTTTACTTGGGATCTTAATACTATCCTGATTAAAGTCAAGTATGAGTCCTTCAATTATTTCAGGTTTACTTTTAGCAGAGGTAACGAATGCATGAGTATCAGGCCATTGCTTCTTAATCATTTCATAGACCACATCTCCAATTGAGTTAACCTCGATCATTACTGTAGCGGAGTGTTTTTTCACTCTCTCAACGATTTCTCTAGTCATTGTGGACCATTCAAGTTGGTTCTGCCTGTAAATATCTACCACATTACCGGCCTGATCCATAAAGGTAGCAACCGTATAGTCATCTGCACGACCCAAGTCAATTCCACAATAAACTTTACCTGAGGGTTGTGGCCATGTGGGTAATGAGTTTTCTTTTACACGACTAAATACTTCTCCACCGTTATCAATAAACTCTGCTAAGTACTCCTGTTTAAATATGTTGGGAGGTAGTGTTTTTTGCGCATCAGCGATTTCCTGTTTATCAATGTAAGGTGTATCGTATGAACTTCCTGTGTAGCTTTTGTAACGTGGATGGTCTGCGCTCTTACCCAATTGGAACAAGTCATAAAAGAAGTTCTTACCCTTTGGTGTAGAGATGAACAGGATCTTTTTACCCTTTACTGCAAATACAGGTCGGATAGCAGTTGACCATGCATCGTCTTTAATAAAGGCAGCTTCATCAAGGATACCATAATCCATTGTAAGACCCCTAATGTTATCATACCTTTCTGCTGAGCGGAATAGGATCTCTGAACCATTACGGAGTTTGATGGAGTTGTCTGCATAGTTGTTTTTGAGAATGATGCCACTACTTTCTATTGCTTCAACCAGTTCTTTATGTACCTTGGTGGCTTGAGAGAAGACTGGTGAGACCCAAAGTATTTTAGCAGGTCCATGATTAATTGCCCAGTAGAGAAGCAGGTTCATACCTAATAAGGATTTACCCCACTGTCTACCAATTGAGACAATGTGGAACTTTTCAGGTCCAGCTAAGATCTGGTCAATTATCTTGCGTTGAGCAGTATGTGGTGTAAATCCTATAAAGGCCATTACTCTGCTTTAGGTTCATCACCGAAACGGAATTGGATATTTTTAAATAGATCTCCACCATCTCCGTTCGTAAGTTGTTGTTGAGAGAGCTTAGGTACAAACCTTTCACTAAGGCGAATGATAATGTCCATTGCAGCTTTAGGATCTTGCTCTGCAATCTGGTCTAACCATTCGGTCATTCTGTCTAGGTTACCTTCAATAAGATAACCAAAGGCAGCTTTCATTTTTTTTGTTTGTTCTGATGTTGCTCCTACCGGTCTACCACTAGGGTTACCGCTTTGTCCTTTTTCAAACATATTAGTTTTCTTTTTTTAGTACTGCCAACTGTTCCTTTGCCAATGCATCAGATGCTGCATGTATCCATCCAATTTGTTCACCCAGCGGTCTAAGGGTTAAGGTACCCTTTTCTGTTTTATATAGTGGATATTTTTGCAGGTTGTCTTGTTTTTTTAGTTCACTTAGTAGGCGATGCTTCATATTAAGAATACATCTACCACAACCTACAACTGCTTTGTTTTCGCCTGTGACCAGGTTATAAGCTCCAAAGAAGTCTCTTATCTGTTGTGGTGTAAATTTAATTGAACTGGTTAGTAAGTACTTGTTGCTTTCTAACCAGGTAAGGGCTTGTTCTCGTGTTGTCATATTGTCATTAATTTTCTCCAGAGTAATTCAGCAAGTACGGCAGCACCTGCAGATATAAATATAGTTTCCCATACAGGAGTTTGTGTTAAAAGATTTAAACCAATTAAGCTAGTCCACCATGTAAAGCAAAGCGGACAGTTAAACGGCTTACAGTTTAGGTGGACCAGGTTAAGAAACCATTCCCACTGAGGTACATATTGAAGGAGTGCACCTAAGGCTCCTAAGTAGATTATCCATTCCATGTTATTCCCATTTTATTTAATTTGAGTAGTAATAGCTTTTTTGTTTCGCCAACCGCATGGCTTATACTTGTTCGCGGTATACCTGTTTGTTTACTAAGCTGACTATAATTAGGATTCTCTAACCACATTGTAAATAGAGTTGCATGATACCATGTTGTTGTATCACCGCATGTTTTTAGTTCTTCTATTAGATCTGTTACTGTTTGGGCAACCTGGTCAGTGTGGTCATCGTATCCTATCTCTTCTACTTCAGGTACCTCACCACTATGTACACGGCCTTTTTGTCTGTACTCGGTGTGATATGCACTGGTGCTACTATGAAAGCTGCGCCACATGATACCACTTAAGAACCGCATTGCTTGTCCACATTGGGCAAGTTCTTCTGCCCTAGCATGATCCATGAAATGAAGTATTGAGTAGTGAAGTAGATCGTCAGTCTCTTCGTGACCACGTGTTATCTTTTGGCACATGGTCTTAATCCCTTCGTAATTATTAGTCAACCAGGTTGTCAAGTAGTCTGAGGTCATTAATTAAGTCTTGATAGGCTTGTGCTATCTCGTAATTTTGATCTGCAATGTATTCATCGCGATCTCGTTCTAAGGTACTATATAGGGATTCGATTGTAAAGTAAGGTAAGTAGAGACGTAAAATGTTATCTCTAAACTTTAACTTTTGCATTGCATCTAACCCTAGATAATTAAAATGATCATTCATGTT